ACGACTCCTGCGCAATCCAATTATATAATGTCACGACTAGTACTCCAGTAAAAATTTCCCCGTTTCCGGGTACAAAAATCTGTAGTGATCTAGATTGGCCTTTTTAGGGGCTCAAAGTACATTGTATAACCGGAAAGAGATAAATCTCATTGCGTTTTAGACCTTATCTTAAAAGAAAAGGCAGCTGTGGATCGTGCCCAACAGCATTTATATTTGGTATCCAGTTTGTTTCTGGAGGTCTTAAGACCTATAATTTGATAAGTTTAACGACATTTCAAGTCATACCTTTAATAAGGCACCATATTTGATATCCAGAATGGTCTGGAGACTTGATAGTCTATACAGCACTGGCATCATAAATCCAGCGCTTAGTGGTACTAAGAAACCACAGTGGTGTGTAGTCGACGCCAATAGCATGATACTCAAAAACATGAGCACCAGTTTGCATTGTAGAGCCGGAAACCTGGGGTTCCAAATTAGTTGAAGTAACGACAAAATTATTGTTTTCACTATCATCATAATCAGCTCCCGCAGCCCTATCTTCAGGTGAAGTAGAACAAAAACGAAACTTATTCATAAATGGAATACAAAATTGTAAACCAGTCTGAGTCTGTTCATTTTGCAATGCTTGACCCGTAACACCAGCATAAAGATTATTAATGCTGTTGGGGATAGTTGCTACACCATTGTATGCTGCATAATATTCAAAAGTTCCAGTGGAATCAAATGGTTCGTTATGTCGCTGTACAAGCAGATTCTTAGTATTCTTAGGATTCACATGATTAAAGGCATAATTCATACTACCCCGTTGACCCACAAAAAGTGGAGTCATCCAGGTGTATGGTGTCTCTTTACATCGATTACCTGCAGTATTAGCACCTACAACCCCAGCCAAATCGTAATCCGAATTAGGATCGAACCCATAATACAATGGGTAGATATTCTTTCGAAAACGAGTGAGTAAGCCATAAGTGGAATTACCAACAGGACCGACAAGAGATCTAGTACCTTCAGCCATATGTAGACAAGTGCGCCGCATGAGCGTTCGCATTGATCGAATGTCTTCCCCAAAATTAACTGACATTATCTCGGCCGGGCGTGGCGTACACTTACCCATTTCATATTGCTCGTACACTTCATCGGAAGACTGCACAGCAAACACCGAAGTGACTGTCTGAAAATCACTGGGGTTGGCAAGCTCGAAATTATCTGCCGCATAAGCATACACAGCTAGGCTCACACCTGCTGTTGCAACTGGTGCGGTTAACGTGTTCAGCACACGAATTTCGAAGCGACCATTGTGATAATCGGTATCATATGCATTATTGGTATCTGCATTACCCGACGTATCACGTTGTACGGTAGGTGTGACTCGCAACCACGATTGTGGCTGCATATAAGGAATACGGAACTCCAAATAGTCAGTGGTTTCAATATCAATCACCTTTGTGATGGTTGTGGTCTCTGAATTTGGATTGGCGAAAATATTTCCTATTGGGTCATAATTAACGCGCAACCGACCTTGATGATACTGTGACTTAATGATGACTATGCGAACGATAATATCACCACGCCAATTCGAAAAAAGGCGAGCTAAATGTGCCATAGGCAAGTCAACATAATATTGCGATGGCGCGCTACCGACAGTACGGCACCAAGTAGGTGTGACATTTGCACGAAAAAGACTAGTGTCAGTCACATCACTCTGAAGCCATGTACATACGCGGATCAAACCGCTACGTTTGCTGATATGAGCAATCGCCAATTCATCATCAGCAGGCAAGCCTGCGATGCTTGGGTCAATAGTCAATTCATTCTTGGGATCTAGAGTCAGTTTCTCCATGGGTACACCAATTTCACTTGATGCAAAAGCATGGAAAGGCTGATCTTTAAATGGCATTACATTGTCAATGACAGGCACATTTGTAAATCCAAACAATGAAGCAATGGCCCCAACGGCCTTAGCCCCAATAGTAGTGGCCTTGGCAAAGACACCGATGACAGGTACTTTTTCCAAGTGTCGCGAAACACCACTTACAGCGGAAGCAACTCGAGAAACAGGTCCAGTGCCATATTCATCTTGAGCCTGAACAGCCAAATTGACAGTATTACCTGCCAACTTGACATTCTCAGCCCAAGCATAAACTAGCACTGACACTGGTCCAATAGCTGTTCCATTTGCTGAAGTGAAAGGTGCAACAGGATACATGGTTAATTGTCCCATATCAAAGGTGTCTGTAAGGGTTAGAGGCAACCAATTCTTATAATAGAAAAATGGTAGCGTAAGTTCACCTCCCTTATTTTTGTGTGATTCAATATACACAGTGGGTCGTTGTGTTAGAATTAATCGATCAACATCACTTAAACCACCAGTGGTAATCTCATGTTGAGATCCAAAGGTAGTTAGTGGGCGATACGACAATCCATACATACCATAGATAAATGGTGTGCTATTTACAACAACCTTAATCTTAAGATCAGCCTGAATAAAAGCATAATTATCCAATTTACTCCGAATGGCCGGAGTATTGAAAAATGCTTGCCATGGTCGTAGTAACCGTTGATTAAACGGCTCACCCAAAGCTACAGCATAACTAGCAATTCGTACTGGTCGACTTAAAAAGTCACCAAGTCCAAAACTACTAGTAGCTATATCTTCAACGACCATATCCCGCACACCAGTGACTCCGTCAGTTTGTCCTTCTACATTATCTGCAAAAGTTATAACCTGTTCTTCGTCTATCTGTTGTTCGGCCACGTCTTCCGACTGGACTGAAAAATCCGTGTATTTTGGTTTCGGTTTAGGAGAATCTGCATAATCAAAAATGATTGAGCGTTTCATTTCTTCGAGCACATTGTGATCAAAGTGAACTTGCTCCTCCATCTTACGATAAAGCACTTCCAACCGGCGTAGTTTAATCGACATTTCGGTCATCTTGTTATTATAGTTACCAGAGAGTTTTACTCTCCAAGGGTTTCTCTAGACCACAAGGAAAGGTTGACATCTATTGTGCTTAGCCAGCACTTCTCTAAATAGAGATTTTGGGGAACGCCCAGGCAAAGAATACATATACATCCACGCTTACTCATCCGATGATGTCGGATTTAGACAAATACAGTAAATATGCATACATGCTGAATTTTGGTTATAGACATTTCTAAGCTCATGCCAAGTTAAGTTTATAGACATTCTAAGTCTGGTCAGCGATTAAACGCTAGTATTGTCTTCCAACCACTTGTTCACGCACTCTTCCCACGTTGGGAAATCGAGTGACATGTCCATGTAGTTTTCAAGACCTGCTACTGCGACAACTTTCTGTAGTTGCAAACTGCGACGCTCAAAGGTTTCACGTCCGTGGTAAAAGAACTCACGAACAGCACCCTTGATAACTTCAGCAGACTGTGCTTCCGGACAGAGAGTATCTGACACCACACCCATTGTAAGACTCTTCCAAATGGAATCTTCCTCCAACACAGGCATGTGCATACCTACCTCAGGTTCAAATCGAAATGAACGCTTCAAAAAAGAAGCTTCATCAATATGAATGTAGGGGACACTCTCTGCAGTTTTATCGGCCATTGTGTAGTCGATACCAAAACTCTTAAGAGTTGCTTGTAGCGTTGTGTGAGTGAACCAAGGTGTTCTTTTACTCACTCCCATGAGGTTATCGTCACCATACGTTCCCAGTGCAATGTTCTTCTTGAAAGAACGAACTTCTCTAGCTGGGTTCAGTAAGTGGTAACACATACGCACATAGAGCGCGTTCACGATGCCATTGATAATGACTGTCAAAGGGTGGCCTGAAGGGTTAGTACCGAAAAATTCGACTAAATCACCGTTGAAATCAACGAATGAAAAAGCCGTGTCCTCGGCGATACCCTGCACACACATCAGGTCTTCCAAAGTGAAGCCTGCCGCCTTACAGATATTTCTCAAAACATCGAACGCACCCAACACAAGTGTGGGTGGCATTTGTTTGTCAAAAAACCTATAATCTCCGCCAATGATGCGATCCTTACCATGTTGTACAATGTACTGGTAGAATTCCTCCCACTGCTTAGACATAGCATTCATGCCAGGCATACCTTCCCACACATAGCGATTGCGCTGCAACACACGTGTCACAGCAAGCAAATACTTGCGATTCATGATACTCCAAGCGAATGGAGCACCCGTGAAAACACGTGTCTTGCCAATCTTAGCTTTCGCATGCGGGACAGCCTCATCTTTCAAATGACCATTGAACACTGGTGATGCTCGTTGACCACTCGTGTACAACCTATGGATTTCTTCCACAGCTTCCATGATGATTGGGTCAGGATGTACCCATTCACTACCAGGAGGTCCTTCACAAGGGGTTAGAAAGTTCTTCTTACCCTTCTTGAACGGGAAACCTGCACTGGTGTTTCTATTCATCTTGTCGACAAATTGGACACCAGCAGCGCCATTGATAGCGGTCATGTCATCATATACCATGATTTCAGCCAGCTCTTCAGCACCCAGGCCCTCCAAAATGTCATCTGTGTAAGCACTCACACACTCAGCTAAAACATCAGTGTTGATGTCCATTACTGGTTTCACCATCTCGACAGCAGCAATACGCCAAGGTGCGTAGCCACTCATCTGTGGTTTGGTAGTCTTCACAGGTACATCACACTGCGCTTGCACAATCTCACTAACAAAAGTGGGTTTGACATGCGACTTAGGTGCCTGTTTGAATCCAGTGAAAGATCCATACACACGTGCGGTGCCATCTTCAATATAACGCATTACTGACTTGTGGTGCAAGTCCAGCAACGGTGTTTCGAAATTTGGCACGTCAAGACGTGGTGGTGTGGGTTCCAAATGTGGTTCAGTGAATTGCTTCAACCCTTCCTGGATAATATCCTGAGTCAAAGGTAAACTGAATACCTCATTGCCCCCTCCCATAACATGGATACC